TGACTGGTAAAATTGTTTGTCGATGGATAGCTTCTAATGTGGTGGGTTTGTCTAGGCCCCATATTTTGAAAGCGGAGCCAAGGAGTGAGGCCGTAGAACCAACTGCTCCAGCTATAGAACCAATAAAAGGCAGAGTTGATAATGGTCGAGCAATATCCGCCACCGTAGTAGCTATTCCAGACAACATTCCCTTTTCGGACTTCTCACGAGCTTCGTTAGACTGAAAGGTAATAGCGGGAGGAGTTAGAGATATGGGTGCTACTTTCTGTAAACCCCAGACTTTAGGGTTCACAAATCTAGCAAAAAGTGTAGACCGTAGCGTTGCAGGAACACTTGAATCAACTGTGGATAAAGGAGCAACATTTACGACACAAATCTGCCCCATTTTTCCTGCAAAAGAAGCAAGTTCAAGACCCGGCTGATTATAAGTGAAAGGGACCGTCAATGTATGTGTTTCTCCAGAAGAGGCGGATACTAATATATGAGGGAAAGAGCTGAGATATTGAAAAGCTGAATAAGAAGTAGCTAATTCACCATAAGGAACAAATGCAAACATTAGCATACCATAATTCTGTCTAGGAGCATTTATCCTTATCGATATTTCTAAATCAGCCCTAAAATAGGCATAACCTTCTAGTTTAGAAGCTATGTAATCTTGGCCAAACAATGAATCAGGAAACGAATATGTAGCGAAGGGTCCTCCGACTGCATAAGTGGGCCAATTTATGCTAGCTATAGGATAAGCTCTAGACAAAGCAAAAGTCAACTGTTGGTCCAAGTAAGTATTATAATCCGAAAGTAATTGACTAGCTTTAGAGTATACTTGATCCGAAGAGATTTCAGTATCATTAAAATCTACATTTGGATTATCTGACGTAACAACGGATGGAATTATTTCTCGATTTGCCTGGTTTTCGGTGACTTTACTGAAATTGGTAGAACTTGCTAAAGTCAAAGCGCGTTCTCCACCTGATTGAAATCGCAAATCAGGAACACTAGGGCAAGTGGGACCAATCTCACTCTGCCCGGTTTGAGGTTCTGAAAAACTGTTAAAATACTCATCGCCTCTTTCTACGAAACTCTTCAAAAGTTCCGTAGTATCTTTCTTTTTTCCCCGAGGCAATTGCCTAACAGGACAGGGATTAAATAAATCTTCGAAAACTTGTGACCATTTTCTGAATCTAAGATTAAAACCGTTAGCATTTAAGACATCGCTAACTTGCTTTAGTTTCTGCGTATAAAAATTGGCTCCATGGTGCATCAGCTCTATTTCAAAAGACGATACAAAAGATTCCAAAAAATCTTTGTCCGATCTATTTTTCTTTTTGTAATGAGACATGTCTAAAATATCCTCAAATTTCATAGGAGCTAATATCAAACCATCCGTACAATGAAAAGCCCGACACAAAAATCTAATGTCCATTATAGATTCATATTCTGGGTACTCATTTTGTTTTGAAGAATGCGTATAGGTCATCGAAAATAAGTCTTTATAACAATGTGACATAGAAGTTAAAGTAAGCTGAAGTTCTTTAAAAGAAATGACATTGTCATCCCCATAACAAATCATTCGCCATTTCTTATACAATTTTTTCTCCTCAGGATGTAAATACGTGACACAACTAAAGGTTACAATAAAGTTAACCAGAGAATTCAAAATCGTAGTTAACGGATTACCCGAGGTGTTACCAGAATATACATAATAAACTTCTGTTCCGACAATCCTAAATGAAGAACACATCTCTTTCACCAAAACTTCACGTATAAGCTCATTTCCATCAGAATACCAGAGGTTTATTATTTCAAGAGCTGAGTCGAAAACTTCTATGGGTATAGTAGCATCATACGAAGAGAAATCTCCCGCTATGAATTTAGTAAACTCTCCTTCATGAGTTAAGTACTTTTGTAAGTACGACCATTCAAAAGAGTGAGGATTAATTCCGGGAGAAAAAGGACTATTCAATCTTTCATTTTTGAGCCAGGCTACAAAAGCACCAAAGTACATTCGTACAGTTATCAATAAATCTAAAGGCCCAGCCTGAAACAAACGAGTTTTGCCTTCTTCTACTTTAGTAAAAGGTAACAATTCTGCTTTCAAAGAGTCAGCAAATATCGTCATAGTTCTAACACCCCTTTTTGCTCGTTCT